AAAGATTGGATATGTTACTGATGAGTAGGTTGCAGTTATTACAACTTTCTTCATAGGTGTTAATAATTCGTAGTAAGGGCTACCTGGATTCTGTGGGTTAAAGTCGCCATTTTGATCTACTATGCGTAATGTCATCGTGCCAGTCTGGAATTGATCCGACAGGGCAGTACGGCCTCTAGTAGTTTGCACGATATTAACTCGATCAGATACATCTACGATTACAGCTGTGGCATCTCCTAATACGTTAGTATCTAAAATGCCGGAATCTAATATAAGGGTCTGGGCAAAACTAGGCCCAGTGCTGAAGTTAATAATGGCATTTAGTACAGGTATTGCCATTATGGTAATCCTACTGGGGTGCTACTTAAACCTGATTTTGTAGCTGCTTGTAAACTCTCAGCAATTAATTGTGCAAAACGATCACCTGTAGCCGATGTATCTATTGTTAATTTAATTTCTTGTTGATTCTTAAGATACGCATCGGCTTGCGCTTGTAGCCTAGCGCTCATGGCAGACATGATGTATTCAGACTGCGCTATGGTAGCGCCGATCTTTAGGTCTGCGCCTATAGCTGCATCCGAGAAAATTGTCTGTGGATTGATTGCACCTGCTGGTATTTTGTTTGCGTTTACAAGTGGAGACATTGAAGGAGTATTTACTAAAGGAGTATTAACCCCAGGTATGTTTAACCCTGCCGGTGGAGTGTATGCACCTGCTGCAATTTTGGCATTAATTTTATCAATAAGCGCATCATTCATTGATTGCATTTTGCTTATTTGCAGGGTTAAAGCATTGGCAGCAGTACCAAAAGCATCGGATAAATTAGTAGCGCTTTTAGCAGCTTCTAATTCAGCATTGATCTTTTTAGCCAAAGCCGCATTGTTATCTAGGATTGCTATTTTTGCGCTTATGCGTAGTTTAGTTTCTTCATCAGTTGCAGCGTTAAGGGCAGTTGTTAAGCCAATACGTTCTACATCAAACTTGTCTTTAAGTTTATCTAATTCGGTTTTTGCTTTAAGGGCAGCGTTTTCTGCTGCTCGTAATTTATTAGCATCTTTAATTCTTTTAATTTCTGTTGCTCTAGCAATATCAGCCGCAGCACTAGATCCTAAACTGTAAGTAAAGTTAGATTTAGGTTTAGTTGCTTCACTGGCACCAAAAGACGCTAACTTGGCTATTAAAGAATTGTTGTATAAAAATCCAATAACTTTATCTAAATGTAGTTTGGAAAAAATAGCAGATCCAATGCTGATAACTCGGCCTAAAATAGCCCCTAGTCCTACTACTACGTTAGCAATAGTAGTTGCTACTTTTTCCATAGCTGTACCTAATGAAGCTATGTTTTGATCTTTGCCTAACATGCTTAAAGAATCTAATAATCCTTTACCAATAGTTTCACTAGCAATGGCAGTAGATGTTTTAAGTACATCCATTTTTCCAGCGTATGTGTCTAATCTAGCTAAAGCCTGACCCGAAAATTTATTAGATGCCTCATCTAGAATTTTATTCATATCGCCACTTGCTAAAGTGGTTTTACTAATTCCAGCACCTAGTCTAGATAAAGCAGTCGTTTGCCCTGTATAACCTTTAGCAATAGCTGCGCTAACTTCTACAACGCTTTTACCTGTTCCAGCCGCTATGTCTAATGCAATAGCCAAAGCCTTCTGACTTTGCGTTAATGATCCACTAGCTGTAAGAATTGTTTGTAATGCTGGTCTTAATTGATCATCTAATACACCCGTAGCCTTTTGTAAATTGGCTATGTAAAGTTCAACGCCTGGTGCTGAAAAAGCATAGCCAGTGTTATTTAATTGTATCTCCAGGGATTTAGCAGCTGCTTCGTCTGCCGCAAAAGCCTTAATTGCATTTTTACTAAAATTAGTTATTGCGCCTACAGCAAATACACTTGCAAAAGTTTTACCAAGACTTTTAACCGATTTATCAAACGCACTAATTTCCTTCTGACCTTTTTTAAGTGCCTTACCATTAAAGGTAGCAATAGCAGAGACGACTACATTGGCCATTATGCTGCCTTCTTAATCTCTGTTTTTTTATTGAAGTCTATAGCTGTAGCGTTAATTGCTTTTAAGATTGCATCATAAACTTTAACACTGTCTTGAGCCCAGGCCTTGTAAATTAGACGGCCTTTAGTTTTACGACCCTGAGACCTAATATCTTTAATTTTTGGTTGAGATGTAACTGGCTCTAATGCAGCCACAAACTGTTGGCTAGCAAATGGGTTACTAGATTTGTATTCTTCAAATGCTTTGCTTCTAGCAGATCTTTTAGTATATGTACCGCTAGCACCTTTAGATGGTGTCATCTGAAATGGGGCTCTGCCTTGTGGATTTAGGCGGCCTGCTACTTCATAGATTGCGCCAGGTCTGCTAGCGTTGTAAACATAGTTGCTTACCTTAAAACCATTCTTAAATGTTTTGTTTTCTCCTGGGTTATACCCAATACTACCTCTAACTACACCTGCATCATACTTAGGAAATGTGCCAGGGTTGCCAGATGCTTTAGCCCATCCTGATAGCACATCGGTATTGCTAGCCACAAAACCTTTGGCCTTAAATGCCACGCCACGCATTAAGGGATCAATAGCAGTCCTAATGCGCTGGCGCATATCTTCATCAATAAACTCTAGACCTTTTAGGACATCTTTAACGCCTACGACCTCTACTGGCATTTTTGATCTCCTTAGCTCTATCTTGCAAAACTTGCACTATTGCTTTTAGCATCTCTGAATCCATATCGATAAAAGACTGTGGCGAGATTCCAGTCTCAACGCTAAGACTTGCAATAGCGTAGGTTATGGAATCACGCTGTACTATTTTTTTTCTTCGTCTAATACCTCGACAGTTTCTAGGCTGTCAATAAACTCAATACCAAATACAGGTACTACTACATTGGCTCTACGCAAACACTCATGGGCCAAGAAATAGATCTCGGTTTGACGTTCGTGATCGCGTAGAACCTTTGAGATTCCTGCGCCATACTTTAACTCGAAAGCGTACTCGACACCCGGAGTAATCTTGTGTTCAGATACTTCTCCGTTAGCCCTTGTTATCTTTAGCTTTGCCATTATTTCTCCTTATGCTACTGCTACAGCTACTGTGCTATTGCAGGTAAATGTAATGCTTTGTGATGATATATCGCCAACAGCACCATTGATATTCTGTAGGTTATTCACCAATACAGATGCGGTGTATGAAGGGTTAGTTGCAGATACTGCGGCAGATGTCTGCTTAATTACTACAGTAACAGTAGTGCCATATGCGGCACGTAATGTAGGTATAACTGTTGAAGCTGCGTTATCATTTAAGAAGTCTAGAGTAATAGTGCTTGCCTCGAGACCTTTTGCAAATTTGTGAGAAGAATCCCCCATTGCAGTGACTTCAAGTTCATCAAATGCCTGATTGATCGTAACTGACGTCAAATACGCGCTCAAATCAACGCTATTCAACGTACTTCTTGGATCTGGCCTATCTTTTTTAAGAAGGCTAAGTTTTCTGCGTCTGTACTCATTTTAGCTCCAGCTCGTTAGGATTGATACTGTAATTTCAGATACTAGCAAGTCTCCACTAGCCGCGTTGACTATAGCAGGTGCTGAAATACTAGATATGTTTAGCACCAAAGATGATGCGTTTAGTTTAGTTACGACTGCTACTATAAAGTTTTCCATGCCGGCTAAGTTGCCTTGATTGTCAAATGCCGGTGTAGTCATAAGTATCTTAAAGTTTGCTAAGGGTGCAATAGATGTGTAGTCATTATTAGACGGCACGATGTAAGGATCACCAGGTGTAACTACTACGCTGTTAGCCAATAGCGTTGCAGGTGGGAAACTAAAGGTTGACCACACGCCTGCATTGGCTAGGTCTGTTGCTAGCGTGCTGCGTAATGTGGTTATTGCGGCTGGCATTAGCCGACCAGTGAGTTAGGACTTGAATACGGCTGGATGAGACCACGCACTCTGTTAATCAGCTGATACCCCATCCGATAAGGGCTGGCAGTGATCCCATCCATACCTACCCCACCGGTCTGGCTGACCTGACGGCTTTGCCATATATCGACAGCTACAATCATCGCAGCTTCTCTGATGGCAGGGGTCGCAGTGTAAGCCTGTGCTTTATGCTCTGGGCCAAGGGCTCGGCCATAGGGTTTAATAAAATGAAAGTTATCGTCTGCAGCTACTTTCGCGTATTGGATAAAACTGTAGCCATTAGGATATGAACTAAATGAGTATGTACTCCAAAACATTGTGCCGATTGAAGCAGGCACTGTAGTACCAGGGAATGATCCGGTTAATGTGTATGTGCCATTATATGTTGCACCACAATTACTGACTGTTATTGATTGACCTGTAACAAATATGCCAGGGTTTGATAATACTAAGGTCGCTACGTTATTGCTAATGGATGATGCCACTACTGGCGCATCGTTATGCCATAAATAACCCTGTATTAAATCTTCTGCCGATTGGCAGCATTCTTCCACTGTAGCGTCACTGTATAAAGTGCCAATACCTAAATTACTGCGTAACTCTGCCATTGTTACCATCGCAGCGGCCATAGTGTCCTCTCTTAAAAGCTCCCTAGGGCTAGGGCTACTAAACCCTAGGGATTATTAAATTGCTAAGTTATTAGCTTAGGTTGAAGCGGCGTACGCCACCAGCGACTAATACACCAACGGCCATGTAGCCATATAGTGCTGTCTCGATCTCGCCAGTTGCTGGCTGATTAACAGATAGTCGTAGAATTGGTGATTCGTAAATTGATACTGATGAAGGTACAACAATAAATGCTGACTCATCAATAGTAGTTGATACTGCGTTTGGATCTACGTATAGATCAAGACCTAATACGTTACCACGTAGTGATGTTGGTACTGAAGATCCTGCGTTGTTCATTGGATTAGCAGCATTGTAAATTGGGCGACCTGTTGAATCAGTTGCGCCTAATAATAGTGACCACTGTGATGTACCAGCAATGTACTTAGTTGCTAACTCACCTGTCGCAAGATATGCAGCTGGTGCTTGTGTAGATACGTAGGAAATAATTCCTGCGGATGTTGCTGCTACTTCGTTAGCTTGTGTGCCGCCGTCTGTTAATGCTTGAATAACTGCTGCATCTGTTGCTTTGTTATAAGCACGTGTCATGTTGTCGATCATGGCTGCAAAGAACTCTGGTGAGCTGCGCTCTAAAATTTCTAAGCTGTAGCGTTGTAGTCCTGCATACTTCTTAACTGTCAAGTTTACGTATGAAGATACGATACCTGTCTCAGATGGTGCGCCACCTTCTGCAGTTAAAGCCACTGTACCTGATGTAGTGATCTTAGGTACTGAGATAGTCATGCCTGCTGCTGGTAATGCACGTGTACCGATGGCATCAATAGCTGGGCGTGCGCCAATAAGTGTATCTACTACT